AGTCTCGAGGTCGACGTTGCCGTTGTCGAAGTTGAACTTCGGCACGGACGAGTCGACGAACGAGTCGCGCAGCCTCTCGAACTTCTGCTGGATCTTCTCAATCTGGTCGCTGTCACCGAACTCGAAGGCGTGGACGTACGAATCTGACAGCTTCTCGAGTTCCTTCGAGAACGACTCGATGGCCTCCTCTGACGGCCTTATCGCGCTCGGAAGCTCGCGGTACATGTCCAGCAGCTTCTTGAACCCGTCGCTGCCGCTGAACACAGCCGTCTTGAACTCGTCGGACCCGAACGCCTCGGCGATTTCAGCCTTCTTTATCTTGGCGGCCTCATTCACGTAGTCTGTCACGGCATTGTGCATCCTGCCGAGGCTGTCAATGATTGTGTTGTACCTGGTGTTCGCCTGCGCCGCAGCCATCGCCGCGTTCTGCGTCTCGGCGGCGAGCTCTTGGACGGACCTCGTCTCCGCGTCGTCGCCGAACGCCATCTTCACCTGTTGGTTCGCGACGTCGCTTGCTGCCTGCCTGAGCTGGGTCAGCTTCATTGCCGTTTCGGACGCCTTGTCCGACATGAACCCCAACTGCATGTTGAACGCGTTGACGCTGCTGGGGTCGAGTCGCAGGGCCTGCCCGACCTTCCTGAGTTCCGCTTGTGTCTGTGACGCTGCGCCGTTTGCCGCCTTGAGGGCCTGTGTGAGCTTGGTGGTGTCTCCGCCGATTCGTATCGTAAGGCCGCGATAGGACTCCGCCATATGCGAGACCGCCTTTCCGTGCTATGCTCCGAAGAAGGCTGCGACCTGCTCGAAGGTGGCCTCCTCGGGCTCTTCCTTCGTGTTCTTGTACGACTGGGCCCTCGCCTGCAACATGAGCACGAGCCTGCCCCATGACATCTCTCGGACGTCCGACATGGACATCCCGCCGTCAAGCGCACTCGTCACTATCGATGTGTATGGGAGCTTGTCCCTATTCCTGCTCGCTGGTTTTTCCGGAGGCAGCGGCTCCGGCTCGAAACAAGCCCCTCTGCAGCTCTTCGGCGACCAAGGCATGCATCTCCTGCATGTCTGGCTCGCACTCAAGCAGCGACCTTGACCACTCGGAGTACGACGGCACGCTTCGGCTTCCCGTGATGTCCGACTCGGTCTTCAGCATTGCCCACAACGCACGCAAGGTCGCGTTCCAGTTGACTCGGGTGTAGTCGATGACGGTGGTAACGAACGCGCCGTCCTCATCAACGGTGAGCACGTCGTTCGATGACACGATGACCTTGCCTATGACATCAGCGATTAGGTCGCCGGTTATCTTCTCGTTCTCGTCATCATGGAACTCCTGCTCGTAATGAGGCACGTCCAAGCTGTGCAACGGAAGTCGACGTCGCCCTTGCCATAGTCAATCGTCGCCAAAAGAACCCTCCTTGTCTCGGTACACGAAGAGCGGGGCGCCCCACGTCGTGAGGTGCCCCGCCGCTGCATGCGCCGCTACTCCTTGGTGACTACCACGGTGTATGCGCCGGTGTCACCGTCGTTGGTGACGATGACGGACACGACGTTGGTGCCCTCGGACCACGTGACCGTGTCGCCGCTGTCGACGGACACGCCGCCGACGCTGATCGCTACGGTCGCGTTCTCGTCGGTTGCGGTCGCGGTGATGGCGTCAGACGCGTTCTCGGTCGTGGCGGTGTAGGTGGTCACGCCAGCGGAGAACGTGGGGGTAAGGGTCAGGGAGCCGATGGTGATGGCTGAGAGGGTGGTGTCGGCGGCAGCCTCGGCTACGTCGCCGGGCGTCTTGACCTCGTCCCACCAACCGGCGTAGTTGTCCTTGCCGGTCTTGGTGCTGTAGTAGAGGTACGCCTTCTCCTCTCCGTTGACCACGAAGGTCTTTCCGCTGAACTTACCCTCGTAGGAGACGGTCTGCGGCTCGGTCGTCTCGGTCTTGGTGCCATGGGACTCGGTCGAGCGCTTGAGCTTGCCGCCGAAGACGTTTACGCGAATGGCGCTCTCGTTGCCCTCGTACTGGAATCCGAGGACGAAGGGCTTGGCCTCGTAGTTGACGGGGAGGGCGAGGTCGCCGTTGATCTCCTCGTATCCGATGAGGTCCACCTTGGCCTCGTCGGGAAGGTCTGCGAGCTCGATGGTCACCTGGTCGCTGGCCGCACCGTTTGCCGTGAAGTAGAGCTCGTTGTCCGCGTAGAAGTCGTTCTGGGACTCCTGCGGCTCGAGGTTGATGTTGACGGCGCCGGGCAGACGCTTCCAGGGACCGAAGCCATCCTCGGTCTCGAGGGCGTAGCGTGCGTTGGAGACGCCGAAGTGGATCGACTTACCAGCCATGTTAGGCCTCGCTTTCTCTTAGCTTTTCTGGGCTCAGTGAGAGCCTGTAGTCGTGCGTGAGGCAGCCCTCGGTGTCCAGGTACGCGGCGTTGTAGAGCCGCCACGGCCCGAGCCTCGAGAGCGCTGCCTCGAACCTCTCTATGAGGTCCGGGTCGTTCTCCTCGAACAGGAGCTCGACCCGGTATCTGGGGATGCGGGCGTAGTTCTCGCCGTCTGCGAAGAACTCCTCGCCGCGTTGCCTGCTGTAGGCGAACCACGGCAGCGGAGGCGCATTTCCGGGCCTGTATGCAAGGTACGTGCCCTTGCAGACCTCGGTCAGCGTCTTGTACAGGAGTGCGTTAGGCGTCATCGAGCGCCTCCCCAACGGCGTCGGACACGATGCCGAACGCCTCCTCGAACGCCCTGTCAGCCGCGTCCGCAACATGCGGTATCGCGTCGACCCTGCCGCCGCCAACCTTCGCGTGGCCGAACTCGAGCAGGTGCGGCAGTCCCGGCAGCTTGGGCGACCCGACCTCACCTGCCGGGTGGTCTTGGCTCTTGTCGGTCATGTGGGACCGTATTGAGCGCGCATAGGCCCCGGTGGTGTAGGTCTTCCCGTGCTTGCGGTACGTGCGCTCGTTGCTCCTCTTGCCGCGCTTGCCGCCGAACTTCTCGCGGGCCTCGGCTCTCCACTCCCTGGCGGCTGCCTTGACCCCGTCGTTTATCGCCTCGGGCATGCGGTCCCTAACGCCGTCTCCGACGCTTGCGAGGATGTCCCCGAGTGACTTGGCGAAGTCGTCGGCATCTATCGGCCTAGTCATTGCCGACCCTCCTGCGGATGATGAGCTTCCAGTTCTCGCGCTCTGTGGTGGCCGCTATGACGTCCATCTCCTTGCCGTGATAGATGCATTGGTCCTCGTTGTCATAGTCAATCTGGCGGACGTAGACCATCGCCATCTCGCGAAGGCCGACCTCGGGGACGTTGTCGTTTCCGCTGATTCGCACCTCTGAGGACCGGAGCTGGGCCATCGTCATCGTGCCGATGATGCCGGGGTTGCAGAAGACCTCGCGCTCGGTGCGCTCGCCCTCGTGCCATCCGCCCTCGTCGTCCTGGTATGCCTCGGGTGCCGACAGGAGCGTTATCGTCTCGTTCCAGCGACTCATGACGAGACCTCGTTCATGCTGGAGTTGACCATCGAGGTCACGGTCCAGTTGTATCGTGACCAGTAGCGGTCTGAGTCTGAGTTGTCGAACCCGTAGTTGGCCTTGCAGTACATGATGACCGCAGCGTGGGCCATCGGGTCCATCGAGCCGTCCTCGCCCTCGGCGAGCAGCTCCTCGCGTATGCCGACGCGCCTCATGTCGCGCTTGGCGGCGTCAATCCACGCCTTCACCTCTGAGTCAGTCTTGGTCGACACGACCCTCAGCGCGACCCTCACGTCGTCGAGCAGAGCCATGGGCCTACCCCCTGAGCAGATTCGCTATCGCTTCCTTGTTCGCGTTCCTCGGGACCCTGAGCCCGCGCTCCTTGGCAAGTGCGCGTAGCTCGCCGATCCTCATCGAGGAGTAGTCGGCGGCCCCGCCCTCGTCGGACGGGACCGCCTCGTAGGTGACGTATCCGGGTATCGCCTCGTCGATGTGCCTAGCACGCTCCTCCGTAGCGGAGAAGACGTCCCCTACCGAGCGGACCACGTTCTCCTGCCTGTCATGGAACGCGCGGAGGACCGTGACGGTGACCATCGGCATGTGACTCACTCTCCGTCGTTGAATATGTCGTCGAAGTCGCTCTCGTCAAGCGACCCGGTCTGGATGGCGTCCTCGACCGCCTGCGCGATGAGTGGCTCGATGCGCTCTTGGATTGACTCGTCGATCGCGTCAGGCAGCAGCTCGGCCACGATGGCCTTGACGTCGTCGGGCGAGATGCCGCCGCCCGAGAGCATGGTCTCGAGCTGGTCGAGCAGGTCCGCCTTCGTGGCCCCGAACTTCGGCGTGCCGCCCAGGTTCCTGATTAGGTCGTTGAGGTTGTCGTATGTCGTCTGCCTCTTGGTGTTTGGCATCAGATCACCTCGATTCTGTCGCCGTCACCGATGACGTGTGACTCAGCCACTTCGGAGCTGATGTGGCAGGTGTATGCGTGGATGCCGTCCTCGTCGGAGAGGGACGGGTAGTTGGACTCCTCGTCGAACACCAGTGCGGCGCACGGGGCCTTGGCCTGAGCGTCTCCGACCATGCCCTCGGCGGTGCCGTTGGTGGCGATGGTCGTGCCCATGAGGTTCACGACGCCCGCCCGTGACAGGACGCCGCACCCGCCGGTGACGTCGATGACGCAGTTCTTGACGTCGAACGTGTCGTCGGTCGGGCAATAGATGCCGCACGCGATGTAGCCGCTCGTGACGATCGCGCCGTGGAGCTTGGAGTCACGGATGGTGATTGCGTTGCCGCCGAACCCGCGAGAGCCGTTGCCAGCGACCACAGCGTTGTCGGATGCGTACGTGTCGCATCCCGTGATGACCACGGTCGTGCCCTTGGCCTTGCCGGTGATGACGGCACCCTCGACGGACTTGACCGTGCAGCGCTCGACCCTCGTGGTCGCTCCGCTGTTGGACACGATGGCGAAGCTCTTTGTCGACTCGACGGTGCCGCCCTTGACCGTGAGCTTGCCAGAGTTGGTTATCGCGACCTGCTCGGTCACGATGGAGTGCCCGTTGAGGTGAAGCGTCGCGGTGACCCCTGCGGGTATCGCGACCGTCTGGTCGAGGTCTGCCATGAGCTTGACGGTCCTGCCGTTTGCCTCGGCTATCGCCTCGTCGACGGACTCGTAGCCCACGTTGCCTAGCTTGCAGGCGTACTCAGGCTGTTCCCTGACCGTTATCTGGCCGTCTGTGACCTCGATCATCCGGGAGAGTTGGGAGACCATGCCGGTAGTCGTGTCCGACTCGGTCTCCCAACCGAGAGAGTTGATGAGCCCGGCTAGGGCCTCCCTCATCCTCATTAGGCAGACGCGCCCTTGACCAGGAAGACCCAGCCGTAGCGGTTGGAGACGCGACCGTCGCACGCGACGAGCAGCTTGGTCTTATGGGCGTTGTTCTCGTGGTCATCCCACGTCACGACCGACATGGGCATGCCGGGCTGCGTGTTCATGGTGTAGTTCTTGAGGTTGCCGAAGATGCCGAACACGTCACCGACCTCTGCGCGGTCGTAGCTCGGCAGAATGGTGTTGGGCGTGAGGGCCACGGGGCCGACGCCACGCAGCGAGAGGGCCTGCGAGTCTCCGCCGACGGGGTTCACCAGCGAGATGGGGCGGTTGTTGTCGTCGTGAAGGACGTCGACATGGTTGCCCCAGGTGCCGCGCGACAGAAGCATCGTGCCGTTGCCCTGGTACATCGGGTTGAACTCGTCCTTGAACAGGATGGTGGACCAGAACTTCCAGTCGTCGATCTGGGCGTCGGTGACCTCGATGAACAGGGCCGTGCCGCCGCCAGCGCCGTTCTCCACGGTGCCGTCGGCCTTGACCACGTACTTGCCCTTGCCGTCGGTGCCGTTGAGGCGCTGGTCGGTCAGGATGCCCCAAGGCTGCATGTTGCCGGTACCCCGCACGATGACCTCGTCCATCGCCAGGGCGTAACCGTCGGCGAGCTCCTCGGCCAGAAGGCCCTTGAAGTCGTCGGCCATGAGGGCCTCGGCGAGGAAGGTGCGGCTGTGGCGGCACTCGAGCATGTTCCACGCCCAGTGGAACACGGTCGGGTCCTCGTCGCCCTGGTAGAGGGAGACGATCTTGTCGTTGGAGCCGAGCCACGTGAACTCGAGGTGGAGGTCCGCCTCGCGCTGTCCGAGCTGACCCTTCTCGTGGACGTGGTTGATGAGGTTAAAAAGGACGGCCTTCTCGCGCAGCTCGCGCACGAAGCCGGCGTTGAGGCTGTACGGGATGGCGACGGCGTTGCTGTCCTGGTTGGCGAACGTCGGGTCGTCCATGTTGGTGAACGTGCCGGGGATGTCGACGGCCTGCGTCGCGCGCTCCTGGCGCACCTTGGCGGCCACGGCCTCGTCGAGGCGGCCGCGGGTGAGCAGGGCCTTGGCGACGGCAGTGCGGTACTCCTTGGAGTCGGTGTAGTGCTCGGACGCCTCGCGTGCGCGGGCCTGGAACTGGGGCTCTGCCTTGGGCATGGCGCGCTGCTCCTGCGTGCCGTCAGACGCGAGGACGGTCCCTGCGCCGTTTGCCACGGCCTCGACCCTGCTGCTGAAGAGCTTGTTGGCGCGGGAGCGACGCTTGGCGTCGGCCTCGATGAGGTCGGCCTCGGCGAACAGCATCTCGTCGGTGACGCCCTCGGGCAGCTCATCGGCGTTCATGAGGTCATAGACCTCCTGCTTGCGGGCCACGAACGTGTCGTGGTCCATTGCGCGGTACTGTGCCGCGCTGAGGGACTCGAACATCTTGAGCCTCCTTCTCTGATGGTAGATACGGGTTGTCGCGGTCAATCCGCCGCGCTCACGTCGGTGGTCGCTCCGCCGCCGCTCCCCTGATCGCTCCGTCAGAAAGGAGATGTGAGATGTATGTCAAACCCTCTCGGGTGTTGGACCTAGATGGTCTTGAGTGCCATGGCGCGCGCACGCCTCATGCGTCGCCTGCGTGCCTTGTCTGCCCTCTCTGCGGCCTCCTCGGCCATGCGCTGCTCCTCCGCCTGCTCGGCGGCGATGCGCTCCTGCTCGATGCGCGCCTCCTCGGCCTTGCGGTCGGCCTCGATGACGTCCGCGAGGTACGAGCGCTTGCGCATCTCCGAGATGTCGGTACCTGGGTTGGCGGGAATCCCGACTGCGCTGCAGTCGAAGATCTTTGATATGCGGGTGATGGTCGTGTGGTACGTGCCGTCCTCGTCGCGCGTGTACGTGTATCCCTCGCCGTCCTCGTCAGAGGCAATGATGAAGCCGAAGCTCATCTCGACGACGAGACCGTTCTGGATGGACTCGTACAGGTCACGTGCCTGCTGGCAACCGCTGAGGTCTGCCTCGCACCATGCGCCGTGGTCATCCGTTCCGATAACGAGCGACCCGTTGCGCATGCGCGCCATCACGGGACCGACGTGGTCGTACTGCATGATGACGTCAGACATGTCTGCGTCATCAAGCGCATGGCGGTCGATCTGCTCGTACTCTGCGGGCCAGTTCCTTGTGGCTGGGTACAGCAGATACGGTTCGTTGAACGTCGTGAAGTATCCGCGCACCTTGTACGTCGGCTCCTGCTCGACCTCGTTGCCCTCTTCGTCAACCTTCGCATCGAGCGTGACCGGCTGGAAGTTGGAGGCAGCGAAGTTCCGGTACTGCCTCTCAGTCGGGATGTAAGGCATTGTTGCCTCCCTTCGTATGGTGTAATGCGCCCCGCTCAGACGGATGCGCCTGTGAGCCTCGCCCAATCCTCGTATGGGATCGTGTGAGTCTCGTCCCTGTCAAGACGGGATGCCAGTTCGTCCGGCATGGACAGCATTGCGCCCGTCTCGTGCGCCCACCTGACGCAGGCGCCTATCATCGCGTCCGACATGGCGGTCCCGTACCTCATCGCCACGTCGAGCATCTCCTGCACCCCCAACGTCACACCTCGTCGAACGGGCACCAAGAGGGTCGCTCGTAGTCGTCGGGCGTCACCTCTCGCTCCTCAAGCTCGCATATGTCGGGCCATGGCCCGTCAGAAATGCACAGGTAGCGGCACTCGTCGCACGCGCATGGGGCGCTGCTGCTCATACGTCGACTCCTTCCAGACGTCTCGCTATCATTCCAGCGACCTTCCCGCCCAACGCGCGGGTGAGGTCGTCTATCTCGTCTGGCTCCGGCTCGTCGAGGTCGGAGAGGTCGTCGCGCGGCTGCTGGCCGTGCTCGAGGTGGCCGCCCGACTCCGCGATGACGTTGTTGTCCTCGTCCGTGATGTATATCTCGCCACGAACCATGAACACGTCGCCGTTCGGGAGCCTCGGGAGCTGGAAGATGTCGCGCACCTCGTTCTTGGTGCCCGTGCCCGTGGTGGTGAGCAGGTTCGCGACCTTTATCTTGGAGTCGACCGACGCGTACTCGAGGTAGCTGCTCGAGAACATGATGCGGTTGCCCTTGCGGACCTGCGTCGGCGTGAGCAGGAGCTGAGTCAGCGACTCGCCCAGCATGAGCGCGAACGGCTCTATGCAGCCCTCGTAGAACGCCGCCCACTGGTCGGGGGTGTAGCCGTTCGTGAGTATGGCCTCGTTGATGCCGAAGTATGCGTAGAGCGCCTTGTCGATGCGCTCCATCTCCTCGGTCGGCACGGTATAGTGTTCTGATGATATTTGTGATATATTTTCGAAGGTTTGATCATATAGCATCAAACCAGATTTGTTGCTGGTGCTTAGGTTCGTGGAGGAGAACCTGTCGCGCTTCTTCTCCATGTCCCTCTCGTGGACCATGCCGGAGAGCTTGCCGATGAAGCGTATGTCGGCGCCCGTCTTGAGCGCTATCTCCTCGGCCTGCCTCTGGGCATCCATGAGCCGAAGGGTGGGCGTGAGCGGCGTGTTGTCGCTGCCGAACACGTCAGAGTCGAGCTGGAACCTGGTCAGTATCGCGACGTCGTAGAACGGGAACGCCTGCCTGTCGCCCGTGGGGAGCGTGAACCTCATCCAAGGCTCGCCCTCGTACTCGACCACCTCGGCATACGTGGGCTTCAGCGAGTGGAGCGCCACGATGTTGCGGTACTCGTCGTATCCCGGCACGACGTACGCGACGTTGTCCACGAACAGCCTCGCGCTCGTCACGCGGAGCAGGTCGGGCCACGTCTGCATGTCGTTCGGGAAGGCGCCGAACAGCCTCTGCACCCTCGGAACCGAGCCCTCCGACCCGTCTGGGGTCACGAACTCGGGCTTGAGCTTCGAGCATGCCGTGGCTATCCGGTCGACTATCGCCCTCGTCTGGAGCTGCTGGTACAGGCTGCCGTCCCATGACGAGAACGCTGGCGAGTACTCCGTGAAGGTGCGGTACCCTGCGGACGTCTGCTCTGTCGGTCTTGCGAACAGGGCCTTCACGGGACGCACGATCTTGTCGAGAAGTCCCAACGGGAGTCCCTCCGGCAAAAAAAGAGCCGCCTCGTTTAGAGACAGCTATCCCATGTCACGGCATTATAGCACAACAGTTTGATATTGCAAACATACTTGCGACCTTACTCCACGGATGCGAGTGGAGGCCAGAACGGCAGTTCTGGGATTTCGATAACGCCATTGGAAGCGATGTGTGGTGGGAATGTGTGTTCGGGGTGCAATGTTGACATATGTACACATTTAGTTTGTAATAGTTACAGTATTAGACACGTTAGATAAGGAGCAAGTATGAAGGAGAGAGTAGGCGTCCCTTCCGTCGGCGAGGTGCTGGTGAGCAGGTTCTTGGAGCCGAACGGCATATCGCAGTACCAGCTCGCGAAGGCGATAGGCAAGCCGACGAACGCAATCAACAGGCTAGTGAACGGCAAGGTCGGGCTCACCCCGGAGATGGCCGTCATGCTGTCCAAGGCGCTTGGCACGAGCCCCGAGTACTGGATGGAGATAGACACTGCGTACCAGCTCGCGAACGTCAAGACGAACACCGAAGTTACTCAGCTCCTCGACGAGCACTCCGAGGACCCGGACGGCTCTTTCGTCGACAGCGAGGGCTACACGTTCACGACCCGCACGCTCAACAACGCCAACATAGGCCGCGCGGTCCAGGGGGCGATGTTGGCGGCTGGCGAGATTGAGCCTGACCAGCGACAGATGCTCCTCGACAGCGTCAACAAGTACTTCATGTACAGGACCATAAACGTCCCCGGAACTGATGACTACATAGAGTTCAAGGACGACATGCCCACGGCTGCCATGGCCGCGTACGCCCAGTTCTTGGTGTCCGTCGGAGAGGATCCCCGCGAGGTCAGCGACGCTGTTCACTCCGCGCGTGTCGAGGTGTATCCCAACATAGGCAGGTACGACTTCGACGGGTTCGAGCTGCCTGCAAACGCACGCCACAGCCGCAGGGTCCAGCTCGACTACGTGGGACAGCTCTTGTGCGGCGCGTCCCAGCTCGGGCAAGAGAAGTGCAGCGGTGTGATTGACTGTCTGTTCGCATACACGCATGACAGAATCATGGTGCTGCCCGACTCAGAGGACTCTGCGGAGCTGTTCAAGACGTTCTTGCGCCAGTGCGGGGAGGGCTATGCGCTGGTTGAGAGCCTTCCGTCCGTGAGCGAGGAGTAGCTGGCGATGCCAACGCTTGGGAGGGGACCGCCACACTGACTTCGTGAAAATGTCGGATTTCAAATGAGAGGGATGCTGAATATGGCAGCAAAGGAAATCAACATCGACGCGCTGGCACAACTCTTGCGTCGCGGGTACATGATGCCGAACGACCACGCGGGAATGCTTCTCGACAGCCTGCATCTGTACATTGAGTATGGGTACGTCGAGGCACCTGGGCACGACAAGGACTTCTCCACGAGCGAGCGCCTGCCGCGCGAGGCAATGCTCGCGCTCGCAGACTTTCTCATCGAGAGCGGAGAGGAAGCCGATTCCGTGCAGTCAGCGCTTGATGCTCAATGGGACGAGATGGTGCTTGCGCATGAGGACAAGGTCAACGACATGAGGATGCGTGTGTCGTTGATGTAGCAAGACGCCCGCTCCTGCGCCGACACTTTGGCGAGCTGAGGCGCAGGGGCAGGCACACTCGTAACAGACGTGAGTGTAACACTGAACTGCGCTGTGTGGTGTCACGAATCCACGGCGCGGCACATATGGCCCGTCAGCCGCTCACGAGGACCTGGTAATCCTCCATCTGCTCCTGCAGGACCGTATAGGCCATGATGAGGGCCGAGAAGCCGTCGATGCGATCACCGGGGCCATCCTTCTTGATTGGCTTGATCCCGCCACCAGTGTCCCTGATGACCGCCACGTTGAGGTTGCACCAGTGGTCGATGGGATTGTCGTTGTCCACTATCATGCCGTCTCGCATGTCGGCCCGCAGTCGCTTCATCGGGTCGGTGAGCGTCTTCGGGCCATATGCGAGCGCGTGGACGTTCGACTTGCCGACCATGTTGTTGAGCTGGTCCTCTATCTCCTTCATGCCGTATCGGTCGTGCGCGACGGCGCGACAGTAGAGGCCGTCCTCATAGAGCTCCTGTATCCACTCGAGGAACACCCTCCTGTCGACCTTGTTGCCGGGGACGATTCGTATGTATCCAGCGTCCGCCCACTCAAGGTACGGAGCTCCATGGTCCCTGCCGTTGCTGGCTATGTTTATCTTGACCTGCTCCTCGGCGATCCAGTACATCGACCGCCTGTAGATGTGCGGGTCGTCCTTCTTCATGAAGAGCGCCGTCGCGCAGTTGAGGTCAATCGAGTCAGCCGCGTCGATGCCCACGACGCAGTATTTGAACAGGTCGCTGTCGTACTCGTACTTGGCGGGGTTGCATGCCTCGTCGTACGTGAAGAACGCCGCCTCTTGGTTGGCGGGCAGGTTGAACTGCTTGCTCAGTAGCTCAGGCAGCTCGCTGGGGTCCTGCTTCGCCACCTCGACGTCATGGCGCAATGTGGCCCACGACTTCACGGTCCCCAAGCCGGGATTGGCCTTGGGCCACATTGCCTCGTCGTAAACCTCTGTCTCGTCGTCGAGCTCATAGAGTATCGGCAGCAGCCTCGGGTCGTCAACCTCTCCTGACAGCATCCGCTTGGAGTAGTTTAACCTTTTATCCCAAATGTTAAATCTGACGTAGTTGCTTGTACTTATTATGAACAGCATGGGTTGGCGCCTGCTGCCCATGGAGCCTTTCAATAGTCTGTAAGCCGCCCCATTGTCAGTGAACGCAGCAAGCTCGTCGAGGACACCGAAATGAACGTTCAAACCATCAAGCGACTTGTGGCGTCCGCTTATCGTGCAGAGGTAGCTCCTCGTCTTGTCGTAGTTAAGGCCCATCTGCTTGCGCTTCTTTATCTTGCCGTACCGGATGTTCCTGTCGAGGACCGGGGACATCTCCTTCATGTCCTGGGTGCTGCCGTAGCACAGGCTCGCCTGGTTGGTGCTCGTGGCTCCGTTGTAGCATTCGGCGGCTGGTTCGCCATCGCTCGTGAGCATGTACAGGTTGAGTGCAGCAAGTAAGGACGTCTTACCATTCTTGCGGCCAACTTCTACGATTACCTCGCGAAACCTTCTATATCCCTCGTCATCGACGAACCCGAACGCAAGCTCGACGATCATCCGCTCGTACGGCTCCAATACGAATGGCTGACCCATCTTCTCCGCCGACGGTATTCGGCAGAACTTCTCGATGAAGCGCACGGGCTTCGTCGCCCTATCGGGGTCCCAGTGCCACTCGCGGTACCCGTCCCTTATCTGCGGCAGCATCATCTCGGCGAGCTGCTTCAAGTGACGTCCGACCACGTATGTGCCGTCCAGGCAGCCAACAAGGTACTTCTCGGCGTCCGTGAGTCCGTTCTCATCTATGTACGGCCTAGTAGTCTGCGAGCTCATCGTACGTCTCGTCCTCGGCCTGTATCTGCCTCACGGACTGCTTCATGAACTTGGACGTCCTGGTGGCAAGGTCGCCCATGCGCGACGTTACCTTGTAGTAGGTGCCGAACGCCGGGTTCTCGACCTGCTTCACCTTCACGTTGTCCTTCGCTCCAGAGCGCGTCTCAATGAGTATTCCGTCTGACTCTATGGACTCCCTGCATGCGAGTGCCATCTCGACCAGCCCAGCGTACTCCCTGAGCAGGTCGGTGGCGAACACGAGGTCTATGCCCTCCATCTCGTCGAGCGGCAGCTCGCCCTTGAGCGTGTCGAGTCGCTCCTCGACCATCTTGCCGTCGATCTTCGGCTTCTTGCGCCTAGCCATCTTCACCTCCCGCAGACTCCTCCGGTTGTGCATGCTTCGCACATTCGCTACTTGGTACGCCGTCACGCCTCACCGAGAAACGCTCGCACGTCCAGTCGACGTCCGCGTAACGTCTGTGGAGCCTGCATACGGGCAGCTCCGTGTCGTGGCTGCTGAAGTGAATGCAGTCAGAGCACCTACCGTCCATTTCGCCTCCTCGAATATATGTTGCGTCGGTCATCGGCAGTCTCAAGAAGCCTCGCCACCTGCGCCCTGAAGCTCTCGGTTCTGTCGTTCCTCACCAGGTTGCCGCTCTCGTCGAAGGTCGCCCTCGGCTCGCCATGACCGCTGTGGACTACGGCATGACAGTCGCGACAGAGTCGCTGCAGGTTGTCATACGACAACGTGACTCTGGTATCATTGATGTTTTTCGGCGTTAGGTGGACCTTGTGATGCACTATGTCGGCAACGTTGAGCTCACCCCTCGCGAAGCAGCGCTCGCACATGCCTGGAGGGACCACCGACGAGGACGGAACCCAGGCGTCATCCGACCTCCTGTGCCACCCGTCATCGCACATGACGCACACCTCGCCCGCCGTGTCAACGGGGGCGTTGAGGTAGTTGCGCCTGTTCTTTTGCCATGCTGATGATTTATACACGCCTCTTGCGAAGTCTTGAGCCATGACGGGGTCCAATCTCGGACGCGCCCGTCACTCCGCAGCAGCGCGATGGTTAAAGTTATCAAAGCATTATAGCACAAACGGTCCACATGGCAAGCGCGACCGCTGGCACCGTGCGTCGTTGCACATCTCCGCAGGTAGTGGTACTAATATGGATGCTGACCGGTGTTGGCGTGAGGGGGTGCCACGTACGCGGCAGATGTCTATTCGGTACAACGTTCTGGAGAAAGAAATGTGGTACATGCGGATTCATGACAGCGTGCGGGCGTTCATGGTGAATTTGCCACCTGACCTGCGGTTACGTTCTTTTCGACTGGTTTGGTGAATTTTAGGATGTTCTTTTGTGTTATTGGTTGGAGATAGTCTAAATAGCACGTTGTCGAAAATTTGGGCCGCGCGAATAAAATTATGAGGAGGCGCCGGTCCCCGTTCCAGGCGGTCTGCATAAAAATAGGTGGGGGGCTAGTTTTTGTGTATAAATCCGCATAATTTGAGCGTTTTTATGCATAAACCACACGATCCAATCCAAAGTGATTACATCCTGGTATTGGCGCGCAACATACATTTGCGTCAAGTCCTGGCTTACGTTACACCTATCGTAAATACATACGTTAACATTATTCACCGCGCCGTCCGTCAATCAGTAGCGGAGTACACCAAACCGCATGATCAGACGGACGCAACCGCCGCGGAGTCAATCACATCAACGGAGGACGCCGCGCGGATCGCATGCGCGCCATGATCAGACGGACGCGGAGAACGCAACCGCTCCGCCAAGAACGCCGCTATGGTGACGGACTCCGCGGAGATCGCCGCCGCTACCAGACGCAACCGCCGCGGACGCCATAATCAGACGCCACAATCCGCGTAATGAGATCATCCCAAATACTAAAATCCGGCAAAAAATACCGTTCACGGCGCGTTTTGGTACCGTTCACCGATTGTATGACTTGACAACCGGAAACACTCATATTAAAAAGCAATCGTGGCGCGATATGCCACATATTAAAAACCGCCGCAAGGCACAACCGAAAGGAACGGAAAATGAAAGACTACCAGATGAACGCAACGAACGCCGCCAAGAACGCCGCCAAGAAGATCACGGACGCCGCAACCGCCAAGGTTGCGGAGATCAACAACGTGACGGACGGCGTATTGAACGCCGCAACGGATCATCGCCGTATCATCGACGCCGCCATTGTTAACTACGTCTCCACTGGTAACGCGGATCGCGCCGCGGAGATCGCGGAGAATATCGCCGCGGTTCTCACCATGTTGGAGGACGATTACAGCCGCGCCGTTTCCTCCGTCCAAATCGCGCGGAGTGACGCCGCGAAAGCCAAGCGGAGCGAAAGCGCATACCGCGGACGTTTCAACCGCACCGAAAGCGCCATGATTGACGCGGAAACCGCCAAGGACGCCGCCAAGGTTGCGGAGGAAACCGCCAAGGTTGCGGACGCCAAGTGCAAGTATGAAGCCGCCGCGAAAGCCTACGCCGCCATTAATGACGCCGCGGAGAACGCCGGAAACGCCGCCGCGGAGATTTCCGGAATGCTCATGAAAGCGCGCGCCGCCAAGGACTCCGCGGACGCCAAGCGCGCCAAGATTGCGGAGGACGCGGACGCCAAGGACGCGCACGACGCCGCCGTGGACGCCAAGCGCGCGGAGCAGAAAGCCAAGCGCGCCGCGGAGAACGCGGAGAACGTAGCCAAGGACGCGGACGCAACGGACGCCGCCAAGGATCGCGCCAAGGATCGCGCGGACGCCGCGGAGGACGCCGCGGATCACGCCGCCGCGGTTTCACTCCGTGCAAACGCGGACGCCGCCAAGCGCAACGCGGACGCCGCCAAGTACGCGGAGGACGCCAAGGACGCGGACGCCGCGGAGATCGCCGCCGCGGACGCCAAGCGCGCCGCCAAGGACGCCAAGGACGCCGCGGAGATCATCGCAACGGACGCCGCGGAGGAAACCGCCAAGGACGCCGCCAAGGACGCCAAGGACGCGGAGGACGCCGCCAAGCGCGCCGCCGCGGAGGATCGCGCCGCCAAGCGCGCCGCGCGCGCCGTTGCGGAGGATCACAACCGCGCCAAGAACGCGGACATGGACGCCGCGCGCGCCGCGGAGATCGCCGCACGTGAGGAAATCGAAAGCGCGCCGCGTTCGCGCGTTAACGCCGTCTCACATACCGCCGTTCGCATGACGGCGGTATACTCCGCGCATGGTGTGGAGGGTGAGATCGTGATGGATAGCGGTTTGATGATTCTTCCGGATTTGTTCCCTGTTCCCTACCGACTCATTTCCCAACTGATCGACTCCGACGGCGTTTACGATGCTTTCCCGACGTGTGCGCCGTCCGCGGACTCCGCGGAGACGATCGCCGCCGCTTTCGTCCGCGCTTTCGACGCCGCGGAGAACGTCAACATGGATCAGTCCTACCTCCGCGCGCGTTATGCGGAGTTTGGCGCGGATCTGGTAACGCGGATCGAAAAGAACGGCGCGATTGAATACCGCGCCAAGTATATGAGTGCGGAACGTCTGATCCGTGGCTATTTGCAGTCGTGCGCGGCGATTGACGCGGATAAGATCGTTTTCGCGCGGTACGCCGCGCGCGCCGCGGTAAAAAAGCATTTGGTGACGATCTCCACGGACGCCGCCGCGGGTGTGAAAGTGGTAGGGATCTCGCGCCGTGACGCGGAGACTTTCACGCGGACGCGCGCCGGACGCCGCGCCAAGCGTTCCGCGGAGTACCGCTTGCGCAAGATGATCGCGGAAACCTCCGACGCTATCCGCGCGCATGGTGAGGACGCCGCAACCGCCGCGGACGCCAAGGACGCCGCGCGCGCGTTCGCCGCCGTAACCGCCGCGGAAACCGCCGCGGGGATCCTTATGGACGCCGCAAATGAGACGTTCGCCAAGTTTGGCAACCGCGCCGCGTTCGCGTCTGATTTGGACGCCATTAACGCGCTCGTGACGGCGGCGCGCAACGCCGCCAAGGACGCGGACGCCGCCAAGGTTGCGGAGATCGCCGCCGCTTAGCACCATAGCGCGCGCCATTGCGGCGCGCGCGCCGTGATCCGCTATCGCCGCGGTATCAGATAGCGGATCACGGCGCGTACGTTGCGCGCTATTCGGGGGGATCTAACGCGCTACCCTCCGGAGTACAATTAGGGATCTGAAAGTGTGGAGTATGGATCGTTAGGCGCTTGGCGTATCGCCGCGCCGCTACCGCGCGAAACTGTAGGCGTATCGCCGCGGTTTGGTAGCAAATAGCGATCACGCGCCGTTAGGCGCCGCGCAAATCTACGGACGCGCGCGCACACAATCCTATTCCCGACGCGGTTCTACCGCGGAGCTCGTGAACGTGAAACCGACGCCAAGCGCGCCGGAAACGCGCACACAATCGCCGCCGTAACCGCGCGCAAACGGAGACAAACCAAACCGCGTGATCCCATACGCGCATACTTGGCTTTATAGCGGAGTGTGCGCGTATGGGATCGTTGCTATATGGAACGGAGGTTTTGGTATGGCTAAGCTACATTCCCACAATGTGGGGAAACGCGGTTTGGACGATCACATAACGGATCGTCGCGTTTCCGTTGCGCGTTGCTCAAAGCAGACGCAGCGCGCCATAAAGCAAACCGACGCCGTAGCGCGCCGGACGCTTTCCAAGCGCGCGGTATTGGTTTTTGTGGACGATCACAAGAGCCCGGATCACTTGGCTTGTGTCGTGTTCTCATTGCACGACAACACGACACTAGTCGCATATGCGGACTCACACGGCGCTTTCAAGCGCATGGCGCGTTTTGACGTGCGTTCCGACAAACGCATACGCCAAGAATGGCTCTATAGAATCATGGGGCTCGAATACCATGCAAGCGATCCGCAACGTCACATGTACCACACGATGTTATACGCACGTAACCGCACGTGCTACAAGTAACACGCTGTACGTCTACCAGGCCAGGC